CGCCGTTGGCAAACAAACCAAGACCTTTTGCTAAGTCCGACACAGATGCGGGGTTTGCCGTTGCGTACGCTTGCGCGGATGCGTTTTTTTGTTGATTTGCTGCATTCTCAGCCATCATTCCCGGGGTCATTGTGTCGTCTAAACCTCCGGGCATCATCGGGCCTTTGTACAAACCGCCGGTTTCGTCAGGACGATCTGCATAGCCGTAACCGCCAGTACCCGTATTGTTTTGGCCCCCAAATGTACCCATCATTGGGATAGGCGTTCCAGCACCGTAATCACCAAACCCGCTTTGACCGCCTCCACCACCAAAGTTAAGCGGAATGTGCAAATTTAAACCGCCGTCGCCAGAGATGCCACCTTGAGCCATGACTTGAACGCCAGAAGAATCATACTTATTGCCGTCAGACGTGTAGTAGTACCCATCTTCACCCAGCGTGGCTTCTAGTGTGTTGCCTTGGTTGTCAAGGATGTTGATGGCCTTTTTAGCGCCAGCAGCACCTTTTGCTTTAGGCGCGTTGGGATTTGTTTCGCTTGAAGTAACCGTGCCATCTGGGTTGCTTGTCAAAAACTTTTGCTTGTAGCGCATAGCGCCAGTCCAATACGGACGGTTAATGCCCGTTGACGCTGCAACGCTTTGAATCGGAAACTTAGCGCCACCTTTGCCCATGAGGTAGTTGTACGCAGCCAAAGAGTCGCCTGTCTGCTGGTTGTACATATCGTTAAACTCGGCGATTGTTTTAGGCGCTTTGGGGATGTACCCCAAGCTGCCGCCGCCAGCGGTGTACGCGTTCTTGACTTCGTCCATGCCCGAGAAACCACCATACGGACGACCGGGAATGTTAGGCGTCACAGTGATAGAGCCGTCTGGGTTGTATGTTTTGTCGCCCGGAGTGTTGGGGCCGCCGTACGGATTCTTTGTGCCGGGAGGCGCGTTAACTGTCGGGTCTGTTGGTAGCACGGTGGTTGTTGTGCGCGTAGGCGCAGTCATCGTGCCGCCTGTAACTGGGTTCTTAAATGTTATAGGCTTTTCGGGAGGCTTTTTAGCAGCGTCGTAGCGAGCCTTGACTTCATTACGAGACAGGCCAAAAGCTTGCGCCATGTCGTTTATAGAATACTTATTGTCATCCATAAACTTGGCCCAGTCTTTGTCAGAGACTTTACCGCCCAATTGGTCAGACAGCGCGTATGCGCCTTTGTCCAAGCTATACCCACGCTGAATATCTTCTTTTGACCAACCTGCGTATTTAGGATCAAACGCCGTAGCAGCGCCGTACAATTCGGTAGGGTCAATACCCTGTGCTTTCATTTGGTTGTAGATGCCCAGCGTGCCAGAGCCGCCCGTTGTGTCAGTAGAACCACGGAAAGAATTGTCTATCCCTGCAAGGTATCTGTTGACCGCAGCAGGATCAGCGTTGGTTGTTTTGATTGCTTCCTGAATATCCACGTTTGGATTAGTTGACAGATAGCTGGCAATTTGCTCGTCCGTATATTGGTTATACGCAGAAGCGGCAGGGGCGGCAGGGGCAGCGGCGGCAGGGGCAGCGGCGGCAGGGGCAGCTTGCGCCCAGTTGTATTGGTTCAGGGCGTTGTTTTGTTCGTCTCGTAGTCTAGCCGCTTCTTCCCAACTACCTGTTTTTTGATACAGCTCTTCATCACTTAGCATAGTAGGCGGAGTACCTCCAGCCATGCGGACAACATTCCCGCCACCCGCTAATGCAACAATACCGCCAGCCGCCATAGGTTCAGGTTTGCGCACATCTAATACAGAAGCGATCCCTGTTTGTGGGTTTGTGTAAGCGTCGGAGAAGTTGCGATCCCCCCACTCGCTGGCTTTGACAGGCTTCAAAGATTTAAAAGTCTGGGTGTAAGGGTCATACAGCTTCTGACGGATGTACGCAGGGTTGGTTTCCTCGGGCATCTTGGTTGTTGTAGGAACCATCTGCCCAGCCATGATTGGGGCTGCTGCTGCGCCCAGATACTTAAAGTTGTCTTTGGCAAACGCCATAGGGTCGGCTTTGGCCGCGTTTAATCCAGCGGAAAACGTGTTGGCTCCAGCCATTTTATCTGTGACGCTTTGCTGGAAAGCTTTGTTGTATGCTTCGCCAGTCAATCCTTCGCTTGCCCCTGCGTTTGCCAACTCCATGGCGGTAGCTTCTGAGGCTTGCTGCCCTAAAATGCCTGCGCCTGTACCTGCTAAACCTTCAGCTAATCCCGCACCACCATACGCACCCAATCCGGCCATGAGACCGCGAGACAAACTGCCAGTAGCCAAAGTAGTCAGACCGCCCGTGACCAAGCCTGCCGTACCCGCGCTCAAACCCATGCCAGCAATACCAAACGCGCCGGGGCCTAAGAACGCGCCAAGGGCAATAGGGGCAACAGCTTTAAACAAGTCCGACAGCATGCCAGCTTCGGGTAAACCCGTATCAGGGTTAATGGTCAATGAACGACCGTTGGCTTGGGCAAAAGCTTGAAGGCGCTGGACTTCGTCCGGCGTCATGTGGATCAGTAAAGAGTCGTCGCCACGGCCTTTGCTGGCAACGTCTTGGGCAAACTTGTGCAGGCTCATTTTTGCCTCTCAAAATGGGGGTTAAACGATAATATCATGCTTTGATTCTTAGAGGGTAACTTGTTGCTACGCCACCCGATGTGTCATAGTAAACATCACCAGAACGCAGTGTTCCGAAGTCAGCATCCGTCGGCATGGTTGCAATGTCCAAATTCAACGTCGAGCCGTTAATGTCGCCGGGGTTTGCAATCCGATTAAAGTACAGACGCAAAATGTTGTTTAGCTGATCCTGATACCGGCGTTCGTACTCCGCAGGAGCCAACGGCAAACTTGGTGGGGCAACCGTAAGTCTGGTCATCAGCGCCTACCATCAGGTCGAATGTCTATACGCGGAGCGCCCAACTGCCAAGCCGTGTTGATCTGGTTGGACTCAATCTTAAAGATCATCTGGCGACCGCGCATACGCGTGAAGATCATGCCCGTAAACTCTTCGGTAATCACATACGAACTGCTTTTGGCTACCGGTTGTCCTGCGGAGCTTGTTACTCCAGAGCCTGAGTTGGCCAAACCGTAGAGCGTCATGGTGACAGTCGGCACCGCTCCTGCGGGAGAGTTTGTAGAGTCTTCAAAGGTCAAGTCCGGAAGCACGCGCCAGACAAAGCCAAAGTTATGGCCATCGCCAATATCGAACTCAGACGAAGAAATATAAGCGTTAATTGGCAAAGTCGTAGCTGTCGCGCTGTCATTCAAGCCGTTCTCGTGATACAGCGTCAGCCCAGTACCGGCAGTGCTGTTGTACGTAGTGGCCATTGGGTAGTCACGTAGCCCTGAATCAAGCCAAGCTGTGCGACTCATTGTGCCGTAGTACCACGTCTTTTCAAGGTAGTTGTAGATTACGTAGCGGTCAATTTCAATGCTGTTGGTAGAGCAGTAAAACCACCATACCTCGTTGAAACCTTCATTGGTTCCTGCAAAAACCTGAGCCGCTTGGCTGGTGTTAATGTCTTGGAATACGTAACGGCGCAGATCACAATTGAGCGTTTGCACACGGCCATCGTAAGCGTAAAATTTGTCCACGCCCATCCAGTAAACAATACCGGAAGCAATGATGGCAGCGTTCTGTCCTTGGATAGAAATGTTGTCGCCAAGTAACTGCGGAACCCACGCCTGCGGAGGGCCAAGGTACTGCAAAGAGTATATGCTGGAGTCCGTAAACACCACAATCTCTTGACGAGACTGCACAACCGCAATGATCTCAGAGCCGTGTGAAAGCCTTGCAAAACCTGCTTGGTTGGTGTCATCCGGCGTCCAGTTATATGGATCATCTTGGTTAGACCAACGAACCAGTAAAGGATCAAGCACAACACTGTCGTAGTCGTTACAACCAAACGCAATAATGAACCGAAAAGAGTCTGATACCGTCAGTGTATTTTGGAAAGTTGGTACATCTACAAGCAACGACACGTAAACGCCAGAACCCGTTGAAGAAGTGCCTACCAAAGTACCGGCAGCATTAAGCAAATTAAACGTCAGTGGGTTTGTGCCGGAGACGCCTTTATTGATGACGTAATATGTAGTTGCCGCAGAAATACCTGTAGGTAGAGAAGTTGTAGCGGCAAATTGAAGGGCTGTCCCGTCGGTGTACTCAATGACAGAGGTCACAACTGTAGGCGAAGCGTTTGTAAATGTAACTGTGCCGCCAAGCGTGTTAAGTG